ATTCTTTATTATTAAATTAAATTTTTCTTGTTGATTGAAGGATGTGAGAGGAGGCAATGTAACTAGAATATAGTTATCACTTAAAATTTCATAATTATTAATTTTTAGTCCTGAGAATGGTACAAAGAATGCTGATAAACTTTTTACACCTGTAAAATCCGTTACATAAGTAAATTCATCAAAATATTCAGTATCATTAATATAAGAACCTAAAGTAGAATAATTGCTTCCACATAAATAAACTCCATTTGTAAAATAAAATCTATAACCTTCAACTCTTAATTTAAGTAATGCTCTGAACGGTAGATTGCCATTTTCACCGTAATAACTATAGCTTGAGTTTTGTCTTCTTAAGAGATTTGCATAAGCTTCGGATGGTATTGGGAATGAGGGTGTTTCCATATTATAACGTGCTTAAAGATTGTAATAATGATAAGGTGGAGTTATTTGTAGAAATAAAATTACTATTAATAAAGAAAATATTCTGAGCCGTATTATCTTTTGTTAAGTCTTTAAACAACCAACCTTTTATAGTAAAGGATGTATCTGCAACTAATCTATATTTGTCATTTGCTCCTAAGTCTTCAGGATAGCTTAAACGCACATCACCTGACCATAATACTTCACTTCTTATTTCTTGTGGCAAAGAAAGCTCTGCTGCATCAGGAACCTTCCAACTTAAAATTATATAAGGATCGTTATAGGGTACAAAATTGCTCAATATTTGATCCATATCACTTTGATATTTTGAAACAATGGACATATTAACACCAATGTTAACAGGTACGGGAGATCTTAAGTGAGAGGAAACTGTTCCTCTATCAGTTTCATTACTAGTTTTATTAAAATAAAAACCTGCTAATTTATTAAAAACCCTATCATTGTCTCTGCTGACATTATTAATAGAAACTGCTACTACTGGAAGAGTTAAGTTTTGGGACCTATTAACAATATCGTATAAAACTCTTTGTTTTGGGCTATAAACATATCTAACCTGAACTTTATTAACTTCTTCACGCTTTTCATTAAATCTCTTAATAATAATATCATCAAATGCAGCTACAAACTGTATTAGAAGATCTTTAATTTCAAAGCTAAAAGCCTGGTCCTTCACATATATATTTAGTGAATTTCCAAAGAAGAAGGTAGGTTATTTAATGTTAAGCTCTTTTTCTGTAATAATTAAAAACTTTAAACCTTTATTTTCACAGTATTTTTTAGCAGCATCCCATTTAGCCTTATTTTGAATGAAGGTTCTAGCCTCATATATAAAAGTGGTTTCTTTCTTATTGCCTTTTTCAGGCTTGCACGTTTGTTTAAAAGGTTTTATTTCTATAAGATATTTTTCTATCTTATTATCTAATTGTAATTTAACATAGTTATCTACAAAATACCTTTGATACTTATTAGATACCGGATTAAAGTATGGTATTATAACATTCTCGCTGCCCCATTCTAATACTCTAGAATTAGTATCACACCATCTAAAGAATTTTAGCTCATAACCAGATCTATATATAGGAAAGCCTTGTCCTTTATATTTTTGCTGATTAATAGGTTTGTATATACCTTGAGTATATCTATCGTCTTTTTTAAACACGTTAACCTACGAAAAATTGAGGAGGAGCAGAATCTCCCAAGCCAGGAGCCTGAGTATAAAGTTTTTCCTCTAGCGTTTTCTTCTCTTCTAAGCCTTGTGAAAGCATATCATTAAAGTTTAATGTACCACCACCCAGAAGAGCCATGTTCTGGAATTTACCTCTTACTTGACCGATATTAATTTTAGTTAATGCAAGAGCGTATTGATAAACCCAAGGCTCTTTAATTATATCTCTTAAAGGTCTCTCAACATAGCAAGGTAAGATACCGTAGAACCTGGAGCTAGATCCAGGAGTACGAGGTGGTGGATAAAATACAAGCATTTGTGTTCTATCATCAAACGTATAGTAACGTCTCTGAGCTAATAATTTCTCTCTCATCTCTAACCAATTCTTTAATACATACCAGCTAATTAAATCAAACCCATAATTACCCATTGCATAACTAAAATATGTTTGCTGGGCAAGAGTTTGTTCAATAGTAAACAATGTGTTAACCCCCGTGGTAGAACCTTCTTCAAAATCAATAATATCAATTACTTTACGGTAATCCATTATGTCATAATCAAAACTGTTTACATATTTTGCAGTGTTAGCATTAGAAGTTGTAAAGCTTGAAGAAAGTGAACTATTAAATGCAACAATTTCATTATAAGCAGAAAGTTTTATTATTTGATTTGTGAATAAACCATCTTTGTATGTTGCGCTGAGTGAAGAAGAGCTTGAGAATAAGCTACTTACTATTGGTGTGGTTGTAATGTAAACTATACTTTCAGGGGTATTAGTTTTATTAAAGTAAGGAGTTATTGAAAACAAATCATCTACTTTCAGTCCAACTTTATCAACATACAAGTCTGAATCAAATACTAAAAATTCTTCTGTATACCCTGCAAATTTTGTAAACATTTCACAAGCTATAGAAATGTTCTCATAAAGCTGATCTTGATGAACCTCTATATTAATAAGAGGTGCGCCTAGTGCTCTAGATATTCTTTGACCTAATCTATTAAAAGAATCTATCTTACTTTGTAGATTAGTACTTAAGAATGCAGTTATCGGAGTTACTGCTGAACAGTCCATATTATTATTTATGCTGCAGGTGTTGTGCCAGCTTCAGTTCCACCAGCTTCTGCACCTGCTTCTGCACCACCTGCAGGTGCTTCAGTTTCTGCGGGTGCCGCAACACCGCCTACTGTTGCAGCACCAGGGCCAAACGCAGGCGGAGCTCCACCACCGCCTTCACCACCAGCTGGCTGAACAGCTGTAGGCCCAGCGTTCTGCCAAGAAGGACCCCCAGCTTCAATCTGTGCAAGTTCCCATTGAAACTCTTTGTCTTTTCTTAAGAATTCTCTATTAGCCTTAATTTCAGTATCTGTCCAACCAAGGTAACGCTTTTGTGCATATGTCTTAGATACTGCCTCACTTTGAGTAAGGTTAGTGAAGTTATTAAGTTTTAACTCTAGCTTCTGCTGTTCTCTGAGTTCATAGAAGTTAGATGGTGGGTTAAAAGTAAGATCAAGATAATTTTCTTTTAAGCTATGCTTTTCCCATAGCTCTTTAAGCTTGAGGTGAGTAATAAAGCCATTCTTTAAACCACCAGCAAAACGCTGTTGCAACCTTACAATAAATTTTGCAAACTTTAATTCTTCTCTTAATATATTTTCTCCACCTTCATACTTGTTATCAGGATTAAGTCTTGTAACAGGAACCTTTAAGGACATATAAAGTTTCTTTACAAAATACATTAAGTCTTCTAATTCACCTAAATTCTGACCACCATCAAGTGTTGTAACTGTTGTACCATCACTACCAGCTCTTTTAGCAAACCAAAAGCTATCTAACATAGACTGAGGATTAAATTTCTGAACTGTACCATTTTGATCTACGTCAAATGTTCTCTTAGACCAATAATTAGACATTAACTTACGTAGGTAAGCTTCTGCTTTTGGTGGTGACATGTTGCCAACGTCAACGTTGAATACTAAGCGCTCTGGTGCTCTAACTAAACGATAAATTACAATACTATCTTCAATAAGTGAGAGCTGGCGGTAGGCACGTCTTGCATTTTCAATAAATGGGAGTCTAATTGTCTTGTTCTCATTCCATATACCAGAATTAATGTAAGTGACTTGATTCTTATCCATAGGAATCATCTTGAAGTCTTTAATCTTAAGAGGATTCTGAGGATCCATTACAGGCTTACGAAGTAAGTAGCCCTTTACAAGCATGTTCTGCACATTAGAAAAAATAGGATCTATTAATTCAGTTGGAATACTAACAATACCCAATACACCTTCTAAAGGATATTTTTTATGAATAATATGTTCAAAATAAAGTTCAGCTTCTACTAATAGTCTGCGAAAATATTCCCAACCATTTTGATCTAAGTTAAAATAATTGATATATTTTTGAAATTCTTTTTGTAGTTCTTCTTTTTCTACTTCTTTGAGAGTTTCTGTATTAAAAGATAATTTTAAAATTTCACCTTTATCGTTTTTATTAATACATTCATCACATATTTCGTCTAGGGCATCAGCTACTTCTGAGAAAGCAGCCATAATTCTATAATCCATTATTCTCTTAGGCTTATCGGATTGAATATTAGCATACATGTACTGGAAGAATTCTGATTCTCTGAGTACATTTGCTACTGCGTCGTTCTCAAATGTCAGAGAGGAAGAAATACTTTGTCTTTGCAAAGCCTCTTGACGGCTGGTACCTTGGTCGTGAAACAATTTAAACTTAGGATTAAGCTGTTCGAACTGATCTACAACACTATAGTTGGTATAAGGTAGTTTATTACTAAAGAACTTATATAACGTTCTGCCGAATCCGCCTGAATTTTCAGTAGCCATAATATATTATTTAAGAAATCTTGTTACGATTGTCTTCATCCTGATGAATGTGGGGTCTATAGATTTTGAGAAGTTTAGGGTCTTTAATATAGTTTATTCTCTTAGTTAAATCATAATTATGTGTAACTATTTTCTTTGGTTCAGAATTAGTAGGACTTAACATAGATTCATTAGGATTAACGTTTTTATGTTCCATGTTAATATTTATGTTATTTCTTAAATCCTCTACGTTTAAATGCGTTTAGCATTGATTTAACATCATTATAAAGATAAGGTGTTGGATAGTAATAGAAATCATCATCTTCTCTACTATACCAATAGATAGATAGGTTTCCAACCTTTTTTCCTGTCATACAATGATATAGATAAGCATAAGTCGAAACTTGTAGAGAATATATTGAATATTCACATTCAGGTAAATGTTCTAAGGGTGTCAAAAGTGTTTTATTAAACTTAGAGTCAAATCTAAAATTTTTATTTGTCTTTAAGTCTAAAATTTCAAATGTAGAGCCTTTATCAACTATAATATCTGCAGTACCGGCAACTCTGTATTCATGATTAAAAACAACAGTCTCGCTTAAGATATTCTTCAATTTTAAATTAGATTTTTTAATAAACTTAATTACATGCTCGTCATCTGAGTATTCTTTTCCTTTACTAACAATATAGCTCTCTACCTTATTATGTAAATTCGTACCATAGTCACAAGCTGTCTTTTTAATGGTATCCCATCTTTTAATAATTTCTTCTTGTGTAACACCTTCCCTTTCAGCAACTATCTTTGATTGTTTATCTACATCAAAGACTTCTTTAAAAGTATTGATTAGAGCTGTTACTGGTGAGTAATTTAATTCTGAATCAGTATTTACGTAGCTATGTCGTTCTTTATTAAAAATGACCACAAATCATTATATATGATGCTTTTTAATTGCTAGTAGTAATTTTGTATTTTGTAAAACTAGAGTAACAGTTCTTTCCATTTCTATTTTTAATTTTATGTCAAAGCCAATTCTTTTCATTCTTTCAATAATTTTATCTACCCAATCTAAATCTACATTTAAAAGAAAAGAGCAGTTTTCCTTATCCACAAACATGTGGCGAGAAAATTCTTCGCAAACACTCTGAGCATTTGCAAAAATTTCTTCTGCTTTCTTCATAATATTATTTAGGCTTTTTTACATAGTAATACAGGTCACTGTTGTAATCTGTTACAGAAGATTTTGGGGTATTATCAACTATGCGAATAAAGTTTAGTTGTTTAAGATCATTTAAATAATTTTCAGGAAACATTTCTCTCTTGTATATTTCATCTAATTTATTAACAGAACTAACAGAAGGTGAGGGGATTGGTGTAAGAGTAGGAGTAGCTGAAGGCGTTGAAGAATAAATATTTAATTGTATCTCATTCTTGTCATTTAAGTAGACAGATTCTTTTTCTATATTAAATTGTTCTTCTTGTTTTATTATTTCTGTAGATGATGGAGAAATTGTAGGTGTTGCTGTTGGAGTTAAGTAGTGAGTCGAGGAGGGTGTAATTGTTTGTGTAGGGGTAGGGGTAGGGGTAGGGGTAGGGGTAGG